GTCTTTTACTCCCACCGAAACCATATAGGACGAGCCTTCCTCAATATTACCGTCGCCGAAAATGAACGGGGAATTTGTAAGACTCAGTGCATCACCATATGAAGAAGCCTTAGAATTTTTAAATTTCAATACGGTTTCGCAATTGTTTTTATTATTCACCTGACTGTAACCCACGGCGTAATCAATAATCAGGTATTTACCCTGAGAATTCAGAGTGCCGTCCTCGTCACATCTTTCAATGCTTTTAATAGTCACATACGGACTTTTGTAATCGCATACGGTTATATTCTGAGTTTTCTGAGTAATAAAACCTCGGCTGTCCCTTAGGGAAACGGTTATTGTTACAGTACCGCTTTTGGTTAAATCAAACACCGCGGGAGCATTCCTCTTAGAAACATCCCCCACCGTAATAGTAAGGCTCTGTAAAGTTGCCCCGTATTTATACGTAATGTCCGTCAAATCCACCTTCAACTGACTTATACCCTTAACGTATTCATCAAAATCTTCGGGTACCGAGTTTTCTATTTTCTGTAATGAGATATTAAACTCGGGCTTATACGCGGATGTTGAGGGTATAACAAAGGGAATATTTTTATTAACCGAGCCAATAAGTACGCCCTTACTGTACGTTTTCAGAGTGATTTTCAAAGTACCTTTTGAAGCCTTTGGAACCTGACTTGCCCAATTAAGGGGTATGCTCATTGTATATTCCTTTACTCCTGCACCAATATCCGCACTTGCACTTTCGTTTCCCACACTCCATATTAACCTATGGGTAAAACTACCCGATGCGTAGGTTATGGTGGCTTTGAGAGTACTGTCGGGGTTGACACTTACCGCAGAAAGTGAAAAAGACGATGCTCTCGGTATGGTGGTGCATTTAAAACTGCAAGTAACCTCACCACCCGTAAGGTTGGTGCTACTCATAGTAAATTCGCCACCTATATTCAAAGCAAGGCTACCGTCGGCGGTATGACTAACATTCCCCGTCCATTGGGCAAGGGTTACCGTAAGGTTATTTCTCGTATCAATAGCGATATTTTTACTCACCTTTACCGACCCGCCCACAGTGAGTTTTACACTGTTTGCACTTTCCGTAAGGTTGTAAGCGGAGGCGGAGTAGCCGTCATTTCTTTTAAGCAGAAGTTTTACCGTAACGTTACTTGTGTTTGAAGAAATGTTCTGAGAATTTTGGGATACATTCAGCCACAAATCATATTTACCGCCTGAAACACCCGTACATTTACCGTAATAATTAATCCCCATCTATCCACCTCACTTCAAGTCCGTTTCGGGTAGTATCAAATAAAAAATACCCGTCGTTGGAATTACCAATTTTTAAATAATCTATAATTTCCGCGTTGGTTATGTACAACGCACTGCCCGAAATATACGCTACTTCCGCAACGCCCTGATAAAAGGAAAGTTTATCATTTGTAAATCGGGCTTTTACGTTACTGTCACTTCTGCCGATTTCAATACCGTATACGCCCTCCTCCAACTCGCCTCGTCTTATGTACACATCCAGAGATGAAACGAGTTCACTTACCTCTCCGCCAAGGGTGGATAAATCATCCGAAACCTTAGTAACACTTTCGGAAAACTGCTCCGTAATATTATCCGCGGATGCTGTTATCTGGGCATTAACCCGATTTTCAAGGCTTTGGGAATCCTCTTTTGTAACGTACAGGTTTTCTATCTGTGTGCTTATTGCCTCCGCCTGAAGCGTCAGTTCCGCTTTAGCACTTTTCTTATAACCCTCTAAATCCTGTGAAACCGTCTCGGTATTTTCTGAAACCAGTTTTATATCCGAGAAATTCTGTTGTATTTTTGTTTCGGTCTGTGCTGAGTATTCACCGAATTCGCTTTTTCCTACAAAATCCCCCGTAACACTCTGTAAAATCTCTGTTTTACTCTGCTCAATTCTGGAGTTGTAGTCCTTCTCAATATCCTCGGCGGTACTGAGAATTTTTTCTTTTAGTTGGTTGAATCTCTCGCGACTCGCACCGTTAAGAATGGTCACGTTTTCCTGTTGGCTTTTTCTTGTAGTTTCAATTTTTTCTTCAAGTGCCGACAGTTCATTCTGACTTTTAACATCAAGGGCATGGGACAAAGCCTCGTTAAGTTCATAGAGATAATTTTTCAGAAGTAAAAATCTGTTATCGGTGGAATACTTTACTGAAGTGATATTCGGAACACTTAAATTAAGGTCATACATTCAGCTCACTCCCCGATTCAATTTTTCTTGAAATACTGTAAATTTTAACGTCACCCCTGCCCTGAATTTTAATACGAAGGTGGTCGCATCTCGGTGTAATAAACGGAAGATGCAGTGAGCCGGTTTTATCAAAAACAGTATCAATTTGTTTGACCCATTTACCGTTACTGTCAAACTCAAAGAACACCGAAAGCCTTGCTCCCTTAGTACCCGTTGCCCTTAGAGATACATTGGAATAATACTTATTTTCGGGAAGTCCCAGACCCCATAAACCGCTTTCAAAGGTCCAGTTAAAGTCATCCTCCTCATAAAAACCCTTTAACTCACCCGTAAAAGAACCGTAGCGGTTTTCACCGTCCATAAGCCCCATACGACGGGAGCCGTCCTGATTCATAATGAAGTAAAGGTTGCAGTTGTTATTGGAAAATTCCCTTATATCAATATTATCCTCCCTGTGCCAGAGAGCCTTGTCCTCGTCGTAAACAAACAGATGTCTCTGCTCGTTTTTGTCGGACATACAGATGTAATATTTACTGAAGCACCCCCCTGCCACGGCTTTTGAGTAGTAGGTATCTCCAAGAGCCGATGAAACCGAGACAGGTACACCACCCTCGTAGGCACATACACCGCCCACGGATTTATAGTAAAGTGTTTCATTAAGGCACACCACGGAACGGTGTGAGCCTTTCTGCACTCCGCGTATATAGGACGTAACCACCGTATAGGGCGGATTCTGACCGTATATTTTATGAACACAGTTTTCTTTGAAGAAAAGGATATATCCTCTGTAACCCACCGCCGCGGTAAAGGGTCCGTCACTACCTACGCTTACGGCATAACTGTCCATAGAAATACCCATAAAGGAATTAAAATTCTTAGGGTCACCGAGTTTTGATGCGTAAATCTCGTTGGTTTTTGAGGAGCAACCCCATATTCGGTTACCGTACTCACAAACAAAATCCATATCGGGGACTTTTCGTTGCACCCTGACTACGGTATCAATGGTAAGAGCATTGTCGATAATCCCCGTTATAACAATAAAGTCATCACCCTTGTGACGGATAACGTGAGCCCCGTCAAGGTCGGTATTTTCAAAACCCGAAAGCAGAACACCGTCATACTGATTAAAATTCTCACCGATATTCGCACAGTTAATACGCACGTATGTAGTGGCAATTTCCTGCCAGAAATTAACCGTTTCGTAAAACTGTTTGAGTGTATGGGGTGTACTCGAGGTATCAAGCCACAAATCACCGTTAGCGGGATTTTCGGGAGGTACTGAGGAAATTGCGTAATCCCCGTACAACTCACCGTCCGCCCTGCACATTCCCAAAGTTACCTGAGCGTTACTTTCAAACTCCGCCTCCAGATAACCGTAGTCGCTTAAATCCTCGGTGTTTACGTAAACCTTATCGGGAAAGATAATGAGATACGCACCCATGGAAACGAATTTTCTTTCTTCGTTTATGTTGGGGAAGAATAAATCAGTAACCTTTTCACCGCCGTAATACAAGGAGCCGTTATTTATGTACGCGATGCACTCCTTAGAAAAAAGCCCCTGAAGATTATCACCCGTCACGTTAAAGAACACTCTTTTATTTCTTGGTGAAAGGGCGGGGAAAGAAACAACACCCGTATTCTCGGTAAACGAAAAGGCATTTTCGCCAATGACCTTATTATTTTCGTAGCCTTTGAAACGACTTATAATTTCACGGTCCTTATAAAGCTCATTTAATCTGGGGTTATACATACAAATCCCCTGCCTTTATTTCACTCTGTTTTAAAACTGCCTTTTTTCGGTTTATACTGTTACTCAAATCCCTGTACATATTGTTAAAAAGCAGGGCGGAGTTATTGAATCGGGCAATTTCACCGTTCATATAGTCGAGCTTCATATTAAGGTACAAGCCGTAAATTTCACCGAATTCCTCGGGTGCTTTAAGTGTGGTTTCCAATGGAGTGGAAATATCGTAGCCCTTAAAAGGCTCGTCCCCTCTCGGCTCGGTAATTTCCGAACTGATTTTATAATCCAACTGAGAAACCCAACGTATTTTTTTACCTATGTCAACTGAGTTACTGCGTTCAGAGTCAAATATCTCAATTGCTTTTCTTAAAGTCATAAAACCCCTCCTTAAAGAGAGATATTAGCGTCAATATATGCCGCGGAAACCGCCGCCATATTCTCACTGTTTTTAATTACCTCTGCGAAGCGTTCGGGAATTTCAACGGTTTTGCCCGTCTGCACAAGGATACGTTCACCGTTAACCGCAACGAAACGTTCCGTATCATTTCTTGAGGTTTTAGGAATAAAAACACTCACGAGTTTTTCTTTTGTATTTGCCATTTATATACACTCCTTTAATGTGTGGGGTGTCATAAAGACACCCCCGTTAATATTTAATTCAGTTAGCCTTAGCAGTTGCACTGAAAGCAGAACCGCTTTCAATTCTGATAAGGTATTCTTCAACAAGTCTTTTTGCAGTCTTAAGACCCTTCCAACCCACTGAAGAACGCTGATTAAGGGGGTCGTTACCGTAGCCCTTCTGTTTTACGATATGCTCAACGCCACCGCCGTTAACGCTTGTAACACCGTAGGCATCCGCACCGATAATAAGTGTTGCGAATACGGCACAACCACTTGCACCCTCGTTCCAGATTTTAGCCTCTGTGCTTTCAACGAAACGTACACCGCCGAGACAACCGATTTCGCCCTTAAGCATATTTTCGGGGGTTGCGTATTTCTGAACTTCCATCCACTGATTACCCGCCTCCTGCATAAGATCGTAGGCAACATAGGGGTGAATAATACCAACATAGTAGCCGTCAATTTTGGGGGCGTTCATTGCCTTAAGTTCTGCCGCCGCCTTGAAAACATCCTTAACACGAAGGAGTGCGGTTTTGTCAATTGCACTTCTTGAGGTAACCGCAGTTTCAGTACCGTCCGCAGAAACCTTGGGGCAATAAAGCACGTTTGTACCGCCGACAATTTCGTTTCTTACAATTGTATCCATAGTAAGACCCGCCTGTGACGCAAGTTGCTTAGTAGCCTCAACGATAGTATTATCAACCGCAGTAAGCTCAAGAAGGTCGGTCTGCTCAATATAGTCACCGTACTGTTCAACAGTAGCACTGACGCTTGAAACATTAAGTTTATTACCCGTGGGTGTTACACCCTCAGTAAGGGGTGTAAGAGCCTTGGGGAGGGATGAAAACTTACGGAACTCAATAATCTTACCGCCGTTTTTGGGGATATCGCGTTTCTGACCGAACTGGTCGTGAACAAGGTAGGGTGAAGCAAGAGTAATAAGAGTTTTATCGTAAAATGTTTTCATTTCCGCAGAAAGTGATTCGGAAGTAGTTTTGTTCACTTCGTCACCTGCGGCAAAAAGCTGAATATTAAAAATATAATCTGTCATAAAATTTCCTTTCCATGGTGCTAAAAAGATATATTCGCACCATTCTCAACCTGTTTAAGTATTTTTAAAATATCTTGTGAGGTCAGGGAATTAACGTCAACAGATGTAACAACCGCACTCTCCGAGGAAACACCGTTTTCAATGGGGCGTCTGCCTTTAGCCTCTATGCCCTTTACAACCTGTTCGCGGACTTTATCCGCGGTGTAAGCCATAGCTCCGGACAGTATTTCGTCCTTATGTACTGTTTCATAAGCCGCTTTAAGGGGTACTCCGCCTAAAAGGAGCTGTGAAAACAATTTGTTTTCCCGTAGTTCTTTTCTTAAATCAAAGTCGGGATATGTATTTTTAACATCCTCACTCTGTTTAACCCAACTGCTTATTTTACCGCGGAGGTTTTTTCCTCGTTCAGAAACAACCTCATTTTCAGGCGGTGTATTTACGGGAGTTTTTTCTTTTTCTTTAATAAAATCAAGTAAATTATCCTCGTTACCGTCCTCAACGCCGTATTTCTCCATAAGGGACTCAACCACGGGGGAAACCCGTTCCTTGTACTCCTCGAGTTCTTTGGTCTGCTTAAATCTTTTGTCGATAATTGCCTGAGTTTTTCTTGTAAACTGTTCTTTGAATCTGCCGTTAATTAAATTGGCAAATTCCTCGTCATCGTTTACAATTTCGGCACTTGTCTGCTCGGCGACAGCATCTTCGACGCCCGTTTTCCCGTTTGAATTTTCCGCACCCTCACTTGCGAAAAGTTGCAAATCGGGAGTGTACCATAATTTTTTCATTTGTTTTTCCTTTCATTTCAGAAATAAATTTTTAATCCATCGTCTTTCCGAAGTGTCATTTATATATAAAAACCCAAGGGTTATTAACTATTCCATTGTGATGTAATCGGGGTAACTTTCCGCCAACATCATAAATCCCGTAACAAAAGCATCTATAATGCCCTCAATACGTTCTTTTGAAAAACTGAATTTTTCAATTTCAAAGCAGATATAACCGTCGCGGATAATATTACGGTGAAGTTTTAATCTACCGTTGCTTTCCTCGTCTAAAATACAGTTGATGAAAGACCCCGCGAGGGTGGATATACCCGCGCAAACTACGTCCTCACCCCGTGTGCCGTAGCCACTGTGACCCTCAACACTAAAAAGGGTTTTATCGTAGTATTCCCTGTAACATACTTTCGTCAAATCATACTCACTCCGCTACTAAGTTTTGCCGCAAGGGCACTTTTACCCTCAAAGTCCATCATACTTATGGCAAGAAGTGCCTGTTGACGAAACTCGGGATTAAACATTCCCGCGTTATATAACTGCAAAGCAAGTTCATTCTGACTTATTTTTGTAAAAGGACTTGCCTTCTGAGCACTGACTTTAATATCAAAAACGGGCTTTCTTGAACCCATTTCAATACCGAATGTGCTACCCTGATTTTTAAGCCTTATCTGTGAATTGTCGTAGGATATAAACTCCTGCTGACCGTTATCGCCTAAAATACGGAAAAATCGTGGTTCATCGTAAAACTGACGTATAAGTTCAACTGCAAGGGAATTAAGCTCCGAAAAGGCTCTGTAACCGCCCTTTACCATATCGCGGGTAAGTTTACTACCTGCCTCCTGTAAAGCCGCAATGGCGGATGCGGCAGTAACACCGCTCGAAACACCGCCCTGTGAAAAATCACGGTTACCGCTTGTTTCCTTAAGCTCGTCGATTTTACTGTTGAGAATACCGAGGTAAATCTCAGGAATACCCGACATACGAATTTCCCGGATACTGTCCTCACCAAGGTTGCTACCCGAAACGTGAACGAAATTATTGCTCCAGTCGGCAAATTCTTCTTCGTTTACCGCACCCGAGGAATTAATGAAGTATCTGGGATTCGTAGCCATAGTTGCGTTTTTAACAAGGGCGTTACCCAATAAATCTATCTGCTTCTGAGCATCCTTCATAATGTCAATGTAACCGAAACCGCAGGGTGTACCCTCCTCCACAAAAAGGGAATCGAAAACAAAGGGATACTGACCGTGGTCGTAAAAGCCCCTCTCGGAATATTCGGGGTCATTTTCCGATGCGTAAAGAAGTTCATTGTTGCAGATTTTACAGTAATGCACCGTTTCAACACCGTTTCTTATGACCTTATAGTATCTGTCGATTACGGCACTCTTCTCGGATGTGTCAACGGAATCGTCAAATACATAATGGGCAATTTCTACCGTTGACGAGCCTAATTTACCCGACAATTGCGGATAAAGTGACACAAGGGCATCGTTATCCATAAGTTCAACGTGGAAGATGTTTTTGCTTTTCTGTATATCCTTTACTCCCGGCTCCCAGAAAAGGTTAAGCACGTCCACCTGCTTGATTTCGATATCCCCCAGACCGTTATTTTTCAAGGGATTCCAGAATATACCGTAAACGGCAGTACCCGCCTTAAGTTTGTACCACCAGGCATCACTGTAAATTTTTTCAAAGCCGTTACGCTCAAAAATAACAGGTAAAATCTGCGAAAGCACCGTTGCGGCTTTTTCGTCACTTACCTCACGGGGTAAGCAGGTTACTTCGGGATAATTATCCATAGCATCCGCGTGTTTGTTGGCAATGGAGTTAAAAAGCCACGCGGAGGCATTTTTATCGCCCTTATCCCCCCTTAACTGCTCCCAATGACGCAGTTTAAACCACTGCTCATTGTCAACAATTCGGTTTTCGAGGGCGGTTTTGCCCTCTTTATATTTTTTGAGAATACTGATTGCTTTCTCGGTTTCCTCCTGACCGATAACCCCTTTTGTACCAATGGTTTCGGCAGGTTTCACTTTCTCATAAGTCTTTTTATTTTCTTTCATATTAAATACTCCTGTAATATCCTTTGTTTAAATCCAAGGGGTCGTCGCCCAAGAGGGCATTTTTCTTTTTATATGTGGGTGCAATGGGTCTTGCCATGCACATATACCTGACCTCGTCGGCAATATGGTCCTCACCCGTTGTATCAAGGTCCTCGGGGTTGGTGACACTGAATTTAAGTTCGGGCACCGTCCTTATAAACCCCTTGCAGGTGTTAAAGACGTACATCATTGGTATGCCGTTGTCGTCAAAGGAAAGTCGGTAATGTACCTGCATCCACCCGGGAAGTCGTTTGTTATCGCCCTTTGTAAAATAAATACCGTTTCTTACTGCGGCTTCAATAATTGCCTCGCCCCTTGATGCATCCCATATTGAGGGGTCTGCTACACCTGAAATATGCTTATTTTTAAGCCAACGGTGAGTTCTTTCTATTTCCGCAATTTCCGAAAATATTTTTTCGGGTGGCCATTTAACACCCTCGTTGGGAGATTTGGTGCAACCGTAAAGTTCAAGTATCCTGTAAAGTCTGCCGTCATAATCCACCGCCCACCATGCACAGGAAAAAGGCTTTGCGTACCCGAAGTCAAAGGAGCGGTAAATAACCCAGTCATTGGGAATTTCAAAAGGCTCTATAACGTGGGTGAATGTACCGTCCTTGTAATTTTTTGGTACATCGCGGAATTCTTCAAAAAACTGACCGTCAAAAATATCCCAGTTACCGAAACGGTGAGCCTGTCGCAGTTTTTCAGGAAGTGAGTCAAGAACCTTTACGTACTCGGGGTTGGTTTTCATAAGCACCGTATTATCGTCAATGGTTGCGGGTATGAATATGTAATCCGCAGGGTCCTCACCGCTTTCGTAACGCCCCTTTACAAAAAGCCGTTTAAACCAGTTGTGACCCACCCCACCGGGGTTTCCCGTAAAATACATACGGGGTTTAAAATCCACTCGGGTTGTTCGGTTACAGGTCATAAGAAACTGAATTTGCGTGAATGTGAAATGTGTGCATTCCTCAACACCTATAACGTCGTATTCCTGACCCTGATACTGATAAATGTCGTTTTCCGTGTCGCAATAGCCTAAGCGGATACGTGAGCCGTTGGGAAAAATAAAGGCTCTTTCATCCCGTTTGTAACGGGCTATACCGTTTAGTAGCGAAAGTAAGGGTAAAAGGTGATTTTCACGAAGTTCGGGTAAGGTTTTACGCAGCAGCAAAAGTTTAAGCCCACTGTATTGAAAAGCAAGTAAAACGAACTTAGTTCTTAACGCCCAGGATTTTCCGCCCCCACGAGCACCGCCGTAACCTATAAATCGGTTTGTGGATTCAAAAAATTCTTTTTGCTTTTCGTTGGGTGGCGGTATGATAAGCTCTTTCATTTGCTCCACTCCTGTATTTGTTTTTCAAGCCTTATAATCACACCGTCCGAAACCTGAGCAGAGCCGTCGCAACATTCAAGTAAATCGTAAAGTTCCCTTAAAGCCCCTACGCTTTCTTTTAAAAACTTAGCGTCAATTTCGGGGTTTCCCGTAGCTTTAAAACTCTTTCGTGCCTTTTTTATAATATCGTCAATCAAAGCACTCATATTGTCCGCTGCCGATGAAACCCTTTTGTATTTATCTACGTTTCTTTTCTCGCTCAAATTCTCAAACCTCTTTCGTAAAGGGATGAAACGCTCTTAAAATGATTACATCTGCTACCACCCGCAGAACAACACACGCTATTCTCATAGGTATCTTTAATATCTTTACTCGGGAATCTGTGAATACATTTAGTGCCTTTAAGAATTCCTTCGCAAATAACAGAACGATTACCTTCCCCGAGATAAAAGGGACATTCAATTCTATCTTCTATGGCTTTTGACAT